GACTCAGCTCGCCGGTCGTGTTGACGCGAAGTGCGTAGCCCATGTTGGAACCACCGCTGTCGCGTTTGGTAACCATGGATTGCGTTGAGCCAGACGCCCAGCTTTGCAGGATAGCTCTGGCTCGAATATCAATGTCACCAGTGACTTGATTGGCTGCTGCGCTGGGGGTTGTGAACTGTCCTGTGGCGGATGCGTTTCCAGCGTTTGTAGAAACGGCCAGCCCCTTCCTCCGGTCCAGCATCAGCCCCACAGGCTGCTCGACCTCGGTGACCGGGAGCGTGCCTGCGGCATCCTGAAACAGCAGCGGCTGGGCCTGCACCGTCGAGAGGTAGGTGATCTCGGGGGTGATGATGCGCTGGTAGGCGGTGGGGGCAATAGAGTCTTCCTCTAGTTGTGCTCCCCATATCAAAACTCCATTTGGAGCAGTTCCAACTTGCGAGTTGCGCCCAGTTGCGTTTGTCGTGCTGGACATGATCGTCAAGTAGCTATTGCCGGACGGTCGAACAAAGCTGATCGAACAGCGATACCATCCAGATCCTACGTCAGTGATGGTGCTTGCAAAGATATTTGACCCAACTGTGTTTCCTTTGGTGCCGTTTGTCAGGTTGAAATATTGACCGTCCTCAGTGCCACCGGCAGCAAACAAATAAACAAAGTTCGCGCCGTCAGCTTTGGCATACAAAGACAAAGTATGTGGCACCACATTGAGTTGGAACAGCTTGTACAAACCAGAGTCAGATGTAACTGACGAAATAGACAGCTTATCCGCAGTCGAGGTTGCGTCAGGAGCTGCTCCGGCATCTGCCGACACCGATGTGTTGACGGCTTTGACCCAGTAGGCGTTGTCGAACTCCTGCGTGTACGTCAGCCTGTTCCGCCGCCACGTCGTGTTGTTCCCCGACGGGTCGTACCACGCGCCCTGCTCGCCAGCGGCGAACAACGACGCGACTACCTGCTCCAGCGACACCGCGCCGGGACGGTTCAGGGCGAGGGATAAGCTGGAGAGGTACATGGCTTAGAACAGGGCTACGAGGTTGGTGGCCGTTGCGCCCGACTTCACCTGCGTGCAGCGCACCGGCAGAATCGTGCCGGCAAGCAGGCCCGCGAACGCGACCTCGTCACCGTTCTCCATGACGAGCGTGGCGTTGCCGCCGCCCCCGACGTAGATGCCTCGAGCGGTCTTGGCGAACGTGACGCCCAGCGTGACGACCACGGCTTCGCTGGCCGGGGCTGGGTTGTTGACGACGGATGCAGACGAAACGGGCATGGATCAGACCTCCTGCGCGGTGGGTGAGTTGTAGCCAGAGAACAGACCGACGATGTCCTGCAGCGCGTTGGGCTCGCCGCCTGTGGGCGCCTTGGCGAGGCTCTGCACGGTGTTTGCCTGCTGCTGCATGGCGGCAGCCTGCTCCTTCGCCGCGAGCGCCTCGTTGCGCTTCTGGCGCAGCAGGGCCACGTTCTCGGTCGCGAGCACAAGCGAGGGGTCCACGCCCAGCATGTCGCTGTAGGCATCGACCCACTGGTCCGCGTCGAGCTTGTCGAGGACCTCGGGCTTCATCTGTGCCAGCGTCCCGAGGTTGGCCACGAAGCGGTCCACCCCGTTCACGCCGATGGCCTTCTGAGCCTGCGCCAACATGCTGACGAACTCGACGTTGAGCTCCATGCCCTCGAGCTCCTGCGGCGGGGGCGGCAGCACGCCGGCCTCGAGCATGCGCAGGAAGGTGATCTCGATCATGGGGTCGAGCATCTCGTTGTGCACGCGCTCGAGGACCGGGCCAAGCTGCACGAGCTTCTCTTCGCTGCGCATCGCGACCTCGGTGGCGGTCATGCGGGTGTCCACCGCGTTTGCGAGCATCAGGAACAGGTCCGCGTGGAAGGCGCTGCGGATGCGGTCGCGCACGTCCTGAATGTCCGCGAGCAGGTGCTGCAGGTTCAGGTTCACCTCGAACGCGGTGCGGATGCCAGCCTGCGGGCTGTTCGAGTCCACGTAGCTGATGCCGCCCGGGAGCGTCTCGATGTCCCGGTTGCGCATCGAGGTCGGGACCTGCAGCGGCGGGCGGGTCTGGTAGTCGATGCCCTGAGCTTTGCGCAACTGCTCGTGCTGCAACTGCTTCACGTCCCCGAGCGCTTCCATGCCCGGGCTGTGGCCGTAGATGTCCCCGCCGGCGAGCGCCCAGCGCGGCACCAGCACGGGGAAATCGCGGAACCCTGATTCGCGCAGGAACTTGTTCTCCTCGCCGCCTAGCTCGAAGTAGCAGGAGCGGTAGGGCATGTTCTTGGCGTCGGCCTTGCGCGCGTCGCGCTCGCGGTCAGCTCGAGGCTCGATCGCGTGGATGATAGTCACCCACTGGTCGAGGGTGCCGCGGTCCCACATGTTCTGCACCGACTTGGAGCAGTTCTCGTAGCCGAACTCCTGCACGACCTCGGCCACGGTCTTCTGGAACTCGCGGTAGAACGTGTTCACGATGCCGCGGTAGTCCGCGCTGATGGCGAACTCGCCCACGGTCACGGGGTAGTGGTGGATGACCCTGTCGTAGTCAGGCAGCAGCAGGCTCGAGGTCGTGCCAAAGGCGCCGAGCTCCTCGTACATCCCGTGCAGGGTGCGGTAGGTGTTCGACTTGCTGAACACCATGAGCATGCGCTTGGTGACATCGTCGAGCCACATGCGCACGCTGTGGAACTTGTTGAGGTCCGGGTCGGGCGTCGCGAGGCGGAACCACGGCCTTGCCGGCGAGGTGGCGCCGGCCATCATGCCCGCGCCCAGCACCTTGAGCGCGCGCGTGCCCGTGTTGTCGTAGATCGCGTTGTGCCGGCGCTCGCCGCGGTTGCGGTCCTGCACGAAGTAGCGGCCAGCTCGAGGCAGCAGGTACTGGGTGATCTCCTGCCAGTGCGCCCACCAGCTCGCGCGCTCCGACTTGAGGGCGCCCCAACGGGTGAGCAGCTTGTCGCGGCGTGGCGACTTGGGGTGGGACTGGCCGAGGGAGTACATGTCCATGCGTCAGCTCCCCAGCAGGGTGCTCGAGCCCAGCATGCTCATAGGCGCGCCGAGCTCGATGGAAGGTTCCGGCATGAGGCTGCCGAGTATGGTGCCCTCGAGGAACTGCTTGCGCCGGCGCGCGAGCACTGACGGCGCCTGCTTCTGCTCCTGCCGCATGACCTCGTTGCGCGCGGTGATCTCGCCCATGCCCGTGCGCTTCTTCTCTGCAGCCACTGCCACAGCCCTCGTAAAGTCCCCCGCCGAGGGAAGCAATCCCGACAGGCTTGCCGAGCCTAGTAGCTGGTCAAAGCGCCTCGTGCGCGGCTGCGGCGTTGCCATTTGTTGCGTGTTGATCATTCGCCTAGCAGGGTGCTCCCGCCCACGTTGTACTCGCCCTGCTTGACGCCCTGCGGGCCCGTGAGCATGGTGCCGCCCACGCCCTTGCGACGTGCCTCGGATTCCGCGCGCATGATCGCGGCCGTGTCAGGCTCGGCCATGTTCGCCGCACGCATGCGTTCCTCGCTCAGGCGCTGCTGCCGTTGTGCCTGCGTCTGCGCTTCCTTCTGCGCCTGCTCTTGCCGGCCGAGCGCTTTCTTCTGCGCCTTGGCCTGCTGCTGCCCGGAGTAGACGCTCGAGGCAAGGCCGCCTGCGGCTGCGATCAACGCAATGGTGGAAAGTGCTGCCATGGTCAGAGCTTCTTGAAATGGGACCGCTCCACGACCTCGTAGCCGAGGCGCTCGAACAGTTCGCCGGCAGGAGCCTCGCCGGCCACGAGCAGGTCTGACATGACGACGCCAGCAGCGCCCTTCTCGGCACCCCAGCGCTCGAACGCGCGCAGCAGCCCGATGGCGCTTGGCCGGCCACGCAGCTCGGGCTCGACCCACCAGCCCAGCTCTGCGGCCACGGGCGTGCTGTCGTACCACTGCGTGAGGATCTGGCCTGCGATCGCGCCCACGATGCGCTCGTCCTCGACCGCGACGAACAGCCCGCCGAACTCGAGCACCCCGAGCAGCATGTTGCGCACGCGCGCCTCGCTGACGGTCGTGAAGGCGCTGTACGGACTGGCGTTGAGGAACCTGCGGCTCAGCTCCACGAGCTGGTCAAGGTCCTCCTCGGTGCCGGCGCGGATGATGGCCACGATGGGACGCTAGGCCAGCCCCATCCTGTACCGGTACACGGTCACAGCTTGTACGGGTCGTAGTCGCGGGTCGGGTGCCTCGAGGCGCGGGCCTGCTCGAGGGGCGACCGCCGGCGCACGGGCGAGGCAAACGTGAGCGCGAGGGCATCCGCGAGGTCGGGCGAGGCGCCGCCCTGCAAGCGCTTCTTGATGTCCTCCTTGGACTCGAGGACGCGCCGGCCCTGCGGGTCGTACCAGTACGTGGGGGTCGCGAGCTCCTGCTTCAGCGCGGTGTCGTTCGGGATGGCGCCACCGTTGCGCAGCCACTGCGACATCTCCCACCACATCTCCGCGCGCCGGTTGACGAACAGCTTGTCCGCGGTTGCCCGCCCACCGAAGGGCACCTCGACCACGTCGTACCGGAGCTGCCGCAGCCGATCGATGACGCCGGCGCCGGCCCCGCTATCGATGAACACCGCATCGGGCTGCCAGTCCTCGATGAGGGCCGCGACGCGTGCCGCGAGGTCCATCGAATCGATGCCTTGGAACACGTGCGGTTTGAGGGCCACGAGCCCCTGCCGCTGGAAGATCACGCTGCGGTCGTCGCCAAAGCGCGCAGGATCGACGCCTAGGATCTTCGGCGCCTCGAGGATGTCCGCGTCGGGATACTCGCGCCGGGCCGCTGTTTCGGCATCCAGCAGGCTCACAAGCTGGTCTACGCCGGCGGCCGTGAAGTCGCACAGGTACTCGCGAGCAAACGATGCCTCGCTCATGTCGCGGCGCAAGCGCTCGACCTCGAGGGCATCGAGCGCGTTGGTGTCGTACACGGTCCACCTCGAGGCGCTCCAGTCCTCGAGCTCCTCGGCCCGGTAGAACAACTCGGAGAACAGGTTGATGCCCGAGGGCGTGCCAATGAACAGCGCCCAGCCTTTGCGGTCGCTGAGCATGGGCTGCACGATGTCCTGCCAGACCTCCGGCTTGATCTGCGCGACCTCGTCGAGGACGACGCCGTCAAGGCGCGCGCCGCGCAAAGCATCGGGGTTGTCGCCGCCGAGGATCTTGAGGGTGGCGCCGTTGTGCTTGCACACGATGGTAAGCTCACCCTCGTTCACGTCCACCGCGCCCACGCGCCGCAGCTCTTCGACGCGCTGCTTCAGGCGGGTCCACGCGAGCAGCTTGGCCTGCTTCAGGAAGGGCGCCACGTACGCGAAGAACGGCAGCTCGAGCTTGGCCTTCAACGCCGCGTTCAGGAGCTCCATCAGCGCGAGTTCGGTCTTGCCGGCACGGCGGTGCAGCGCGAGCACCCGGAAGCGCGTGCGGTCCTTGTGCACCTGCACCTGCCACGGCCGCGGGCGGTACTGCAGGTCCACCGTGCGCGCGTTGCTCATGCGTCAGGCACGCCGGTCACCACGTTCACGGTCACGCCGCCCGAGTGTTCGACGTTGGTGCGGTCGCCGTAGCGGTTGGGATACCAGCGGGCCAGCAACCACTTGTCGGTGTCGAGCTGCAGGCGCCGGTGCTGCACGTCGTCGGGATGGTCGCTGGGCTCGGACGCGAGCTGCCGCATTCGCGCTGCAATCGTGTCTCCCATCAGCTCCCGCGCGCGCGCGTATTCAGCGGCGAACTTCTCGTCCTTCCCCAGCCATTCATGCACCGTCCGCATGGGGGTCTTGTACTGGTCGCACCAGCTCACAAGCGTCTTGCCGCTGCCGACCCATTCCACGATGGACGCGGCCTTGTCCGCCGGCACAGGCTCAGGTGGCCGCCCCACCTTCTTGGGCAAGGCGTTTCCATCCGTGGGCTTGTTGCGCCCGGATCTCGTAGTTGCAGACCTTTTGGACATAGGACCTCTTCAAGCCGAGCATGCGCGCGATAGCGCCATAGGACAAGCCCTGCTCCTCGCGAAGGTCGCGGCAGCGGGAGACGAGGACTTCGGGGACCGTCGCGTTGTGATGGTACTGCCCGATCGGCCGACCATCCTCGTTGAGCGCGACGTAGCGCCGGGTCACTTCTTCTTGTACGCCTTGCGCGCGGCGGCGCGGACCTTGCCACGATCGGCCGCGTTGTATTCGCGACCCACCTTCTGGGGGATGCCCACCTTGGCGGCAAACTCCTTCGAGTGTGCGACTGCCGCCATCATGCGGGCTTGTGCTGCGGACTTACTGGGCACGGGTGTACCTCACGGGCTTCAGGGGTTGCAGGCGTGAATCGGTTGCGGTGCGCGCGAGCAGTGTCACGCGCTGGGTGAGCGCGGCGTTGCTTGCGTTGCTGGCCTCGAGGTCATCGATGAGGGCCCAGATGGTCTGGGCTGCGAGCACGATGGAGTCTTGCGTCTCCTCGCTCTCGGTCGGGAACTTCTCGAGGGTCGTGGCCTCGAGGGTTTCGCGCGCCGCGAGAGAAGCCTTGAGTGCCTCGAGGTCAACAGCCATCGCGGTCACCTCGGGTCCAGAATGCGAGCATGCGATCGATCTGGGCCACGGTCGCGTAGTCGTGCGCGTCGCGAGCTCGGTAGAACCTCTGCAGCAGGCGCCCGGGAAGTGTCTCGCCCTCGAGCTCGGAGCACGTGGCGCACAGGATTAGCTTGGACCCTTCGCGCTGGAAGAACGCGTCGCCCTCGCAGCCGCACACGCCGCACACGAGGAAGCTGGACCTCACGCGCCGTCCTCTTCAAAGCGCGCGCGGATGTTCTCGTGGGTGCGTCGCAGGCGCTCGAGGCGCATCCACAGCAGGATGGACCAGCCGGCCACGTCCTCGAGCTCTTGTTGGATCTCGTTGACCAGCCGCGGCGTGGGCATCTCGAGGCTTGCGTCTCCGTACGTGCGGGCGCCCTGCTGCAGGCGCGCGTGCACCTTGTTGCAGAAGTTGGCGAACGCCTCCTCGAGCTCCGGCCGCATGCGGTGGAGTGTGCCGGCGTTGCGGTCCAAGGTCAACCGTGGGGCCAGCTCGGGAAATATTCCCTGCAGATTTCAGTTGTTGGTGTTGACATCCGATCAACAACTTGCTTCGATTCGCAGGTCAACCAACGGAAACAAACATGAACACGAACGAAACCAAGCACAACATCCGCGCCTCCGACTACAACACCTTGCGCGAGGCGATCGCCACCGCGATTGGAATCTCCGCGCAGGAGAGGGACGTGGTTATGCTGCACGTCCACGACTTCGACTTCGACGACGCCCGCGCTGCGCTGGCCGGCTGGTGCTCTGCCCAGTTCTGCGGCGGCCATGAGTTCGTGGGCACCGACCTCACCAGCGGTCGTTTCGCGCACGTGGCGCTTGCCGAGGTGCGCTCGTGAGCCTCGCGGCCCGCATCAAGGCCCACCCTGCGGTGGCGCAGTTTTACTGGGCAGGCAGCGACCGCACTGGACGTTGGTGGGTCGATCTTGCCAATGGCTGGGAATACACCGGCCCTGCGTTTGACGCTGGCATCTACGCTAGGCGCAGCGCAGGAAGCGCACTGTACGGCGAGACCTCTATCGAGGCTCGGTTGCTGCGCGATATGTGGACTGCTGTGCAAGCCGCGACCTACAACGCGGAGAACTTGACGCGATTCGACCGCGTGTTCGTTAGCAACTGCAACGGCACGACCATCATCAACTGCAAGGAGGTGGCCCAGTGACCACTGCAACCCAGTACACCGTCACCGTGCGCGGCACGGACGTGACGTTCACCAGCGCCTTCGACAACCTCGAGCTCGCGTACTTCGCGCTGGCCGGGGCGCCCAACCCCAGCCAGTTCGCGCAGGATCTGCTGGCAGCCGCGCGCGCTCGCAAGCTGAGCCTCAAGCAGGCCGCGTGGATCCACAAGCTGGCCACCGATCTGGTGCGCCCCACCCCGGATGCCGACGCAGCCGTGGCCGGCGTGGACGCGACGCAACTCGTGCAGCTCCTGCGGAACGCGCAGGCTGACGGCAAGCACTACCCCAAGATCCGCGTGCCCCACGAGGACGGGACGCTCGAGGTCGCGCTGAGCGACAAGCGCCCGGGTTTCGTCGCGGTCGTGCGCACGGGTCGCTACCCGGACAGCCAGCTCGTGGCGCGCATCGATGCCGCCGGTCGCGTGCACCTTGCGCATGGCTGGACCTCGAGCCGCGAGGCCACGATTCGCGCGGTCGCGGCCAACCCGCAGGAGGAGCTGGCCAAGGCAGGCCTGCGCACCGGCACGTGCTGTTACTGCTCGAGGCCTCTCACCGCGGCCGAGAGCGTGCACGTGGGCTACGGGCCCATCTGCGCCGCGCGCTTCGGGCTGCCGTGGGGCGGCCCGCTGCCGCAGGACCCGCCGGCGCTGGAGCTGTTCCAGTGACCTCGCACCTCCGTAGCTGGGTCCTCATCGAGGGGCAGCAATGGAGGTGGGACACGCTGGCGGACCTGCTCGCGTTGTTGATCCAGCATCAACCCACCGAGCGGGTTCTGCCGATATGCCAAGGCAACCCCTACGGACTCACGTTCCCGGCGCCGCGCGCGTGGCTGCACCTCGACGAGACGGGCCGGCACGGCATCTTCAAGGACCATCCGTGAAGCACCCAGAACTCCCCGCGTGCCCCGAATGCCAGCGCGGTGCCTCGGTGCAAGCCATCGGCGGCTACGACAAGAAGACCCAGCAGTCCTTGTGGTACTTCAGGTACGTGTGCCTCGACTGCGTGCTCACCTTCTGGGTCAAGAAGCCTGACCGCTTGCGCAAGCGGGCGCGAGCTCGGTACAGCCAGCGGCTCAAGTAACGCTACCCCAACACCCGAACAACCGCCCATGATCCGATACCTCCTTGCAGCCTTCGTCCTCGCGGCCCTTGTGACCGCGGCCGTGCGCGCCCAGCGCCCCACCCTCGAGCAGCTCGACGCGTACCGTGTCCAGCACCGCGCGCTTCTCGACGCGATCCGCGCAGTCGAGTCGGGCGGCGACGACCGCGCCGTGGGCGACGACGGCCGAGCGATCGGGGCGTACCAAATCTGGTCGGTCTACCATCAGGACGCGACCGAGTGGTGCAAGGAGCTCGCCGGCACGTGGGCCGAGTGCTACGACCGGACGCACGCGGAACGCATCGTCGTGGCCTACTGGCACCGGTACTGCCGGCAAGCGCTCAAGGACGGCGACCTCGAGGTCCTCGCGCGGGTCCACAACGGTGGGCCCAAAGGCGCCAAGAAGGCCGCGACCCTCAAGTATTGGGTCAAGGTCAAAGCACAGCTTCCCGTATAACCGGCCTGCCTGCCCGAATGCGGCCCGATCTCGGGTGGGGGGCTATCTCCAGTCGTTTCCAGAAAAACAGGGCCGCGTTTGACAGTATAGGAGTTTCACATGAAGTACGAGCCTACCCCCATCACCCCCGATGAGATCCTCCTGCGGCAGGCCACGAAAGACGTGCACGAGCTGCTGCTGCTGCTCGAGACCCTCGACCTCGAGAAGCTGCGCCCCGAGTGGGTCCACCGGCTGTACGAGATCCGCCGGCGGTGGGACGTTAGCTACTGACGATCCACCGACAAATGGTGACGAGGCCCACCCACCAGACGAAGCAGAACGCCGCGAGCACGAGGTAGACCGCGAGCCGGCCCCAGTTGACATCGCGCAGCCTCATGCGATCCCCCTCTTCGCGCGGTAGGCCACGCAGTCCTCGCAGTCGCAGCTCGGGGTGCCCAGCGGCATGTTGACGATGTGGGGCACCGGCTTGCCGGCGCCTCGAGCCCCGAAGCTGTTGGCCGCCTTCGCGACCCAGTCCGCCTTGAAGCCTTGCCAGCCTCGGGCCACGCACTCCTTCAGGGCAGCCTCGACGGTCCAGCCAGCCTTCGCCGCTTCCTCGCGCAAGAGCTCAAGGGCAAGCTCGCTGACGGGTGCGCGCTTCGCCTTGCGGATGGCCAGCCACCCTTCCCAGATGTCTGGGCTCACTTCCTCTGGACAGGAAACAGACACACGCGAGCGCCTCGCGCGCGCGCTCTCTTCTGTCTCTCTCTCTGTCTCTTCTCTTCTCTTCTCTAGGCTAGCAGGTTGCTCCGGTTCTGCTAGCGGCTTGCTAGCAGGTTGCTCCGGTTGTGCTAGCAGGTTGCTAGCAGGTTGCTCCACCCAGTGCGCAAGGCGGGCCAACATCTTGAGCGCATCGGTCTCCGAAAGCCGGAGGCGGAAGGCCATCTTGCGCACCTCGGGGAGCTCGCCGGTTCCGCTCTCGGCCGCGAGTAGCCACAGCATCACGAGGCCCTTCGCGTCCTCACCTGTCAGGTTGTGCCAGTCGAGATCGTCAAGGAGGTTCCTGTAGAGCTTGATCCACTGGGGCGCGCGGTCCTTGTAGTGCTGGTAGGCCGACCAGTTCTTGATGCGGTAGCTCATTGCGAGGCCTTCGCGCGGAGCGCGCGGATCTTGCGGTTGAACAGCTTCGTCCGGTTGGCGCTGCACGCGACGCAGTCGCAGTTCACGACGTAGCGCAGGGTGCCGCCGCACTTGCGGCACGGCTTTCCGGTGTAGCGAGGAAGGCCGGCTTTCGCGGCCATGGTACGGGTGACAGTATTGGTCTCCATACCATGACCCATACCCGCACACAGACCTGAATGCAAGAGACGCGAATGTGGACCCGCGCGGAGGTTACGCGAAAACGCGGAAACCTACCCCCCGAGGTTTTCGCGTTTTCGCGTAACTGAACGGCGTGCGAACGGCGACCGCTCGCTACCGCTCGTTACCGGTAGCATGGCAGTAGCGGTAACCGCTTGCATGGCACGGCTTGCTAGCCGTAGACACCAGCGCCGGCGGTCGCTACCCTCGCGCGCGCAGCGGGCTGTGTTGGCACGGGAGATCCGTGCTTCGGTTCTAGCTTGTACTCACCGCGTGAATCACCCGCTGCGCTTTCCCAGCGCCTCGCGCACCTCGGCCCGGGCCTCCTGCAGAAGCTGGCACACACGCGCCTCGGTGTAGCCGATCTCGCGAGCCAGCATGCGCAGGGTCCACCCGTCCCGGTAGTAGCGCACCACGAGCGGCCGGAGCTGCACGCGCACGTGGGCCACGAGGTCCTCGAACCCTTCCTCGCTGTGCGCAGGCGCCGGCAAGCTGTTGACGTTGCAGCAACTCTCGGGCAGGAGCTGCCACCGAGCCTGCCTCATGCCATCCACCATGGCGCCGGCGATACGGTATCCGGCGTAGCGGCGAAACGTCCACCCATGTGCCGGGTCGTAGCATCGCAGCGCCGAGCGCAGCCCGTCGAGACCCCAGCTTGCCAGCTCGCCAAGGCTCCAGCGCTTGTGCTTGCGAGCGACCCTGCGGGCCACGCCCCACACGTATGGCCACCAGCGCTCGAGCTCCTCGTTCACCAGAACCGCAGCTCGAGCTCGTCGCTGTAGCCGTAGGCCGTGCCCACCCGCAGGCGCCAGACCCCCGGAAGGATTGCGTCCACCGGGATGCGGAAGCTGGCCGGCGCGTGCAGGCTCACGCGCTCAACGCAGCCGTCACGCCACAGCACCAGCGGCGGCACGACGTACGACCACCACCAGCCGCCGGCGTCGCCGAGCTCGAGCACGGTCAGCGCGGTCTCCGGCAGCGGCACCACGAGGTAGAGCTGGTCGATGCGCTCGAGGCGCGGGCACAGGTCCATGGCCCCGTCCACCGTGGCTTGCAGCGAAAGGTTCTGCGCGCACGCGGCGCCGGCGAGCGCCAGCGGCAGCAGCGCCTTCACTTGCGCTTGCCCTTCTTGGCCGAGGGTTTGGGCTCCTCGACCACGTTCACCTGCATCTGCTTCACCACGAGCGGGTGGCAGGCCATCAGCCCGTCGCTGTCGCAGATGTACGCAGCGAGCGCGGCCGTTTGCCGCAAGGCCCTCACGGGCAGGTCAGACATCACCTCGACGACGAGGACCACGCGGCGGCTTTCCATGCTGGGCTCCTATGCGGTCGCGAATCGCAACCTGCAGCAGGAAGCCTAACGCTGCAGCGAATGTTGCCAAGGCCACTCGCAGCAGCGTGTCGGTCGGCAGGCTCACTGCCAGTCGTCGAACGAGTTCAGGTTGCCACTCGGGATGAAGTGCGCCTCGGGCCCCTGTGGGTGCTTCCTGCGCGCGGGGAATGCCAACGCGTCGCGGCCGTACGCCCAACCAAGCACGTCAAACGTGGGGCCGACGCCGCGCACCAGCACGAACTTGGTGTTCGCCTTGTCGGCAGCCTCGCGCGGGTAGATCTTGAGCTCGTCGTCGCGCGCCCACCGCACCTCGCAGCCGGCCACGTCGGGGCGCCCGCGGAACGTGTTCACGCTGCCCTCCCAATACACGTTGGCCCACTTCGCGAACGCGAGCTCGGCCATGGCGCCAAGAATGTGCGGACGCCAGCAGTCGCTCGAGTCGCCCCAGTTCGCAACGCGCCCCGAGGCCATCGCCTCGAGGTTGCGTCGCACGCCTACGTACGCAGCCATCTCGAGCTCGTACGGCAACAGCACGACGGGTTTCACGTCTCCCCCTTCGCGCGCATCTTCGCCTCGAAGGCCGCGGTCCATCCGCGCGCGCAGGTGACGCAACTGTCGTTGCTCACGTAGCGGCTGCGGCCGTGGCCATGCCGGCAAGCCTTGCCCTCGTAGTACTGCTCGCCCTGCGCCACCGCGATCAGCTTCTGCAGGTCGCGCATCACGCGCTGCATCTCGGCCACCAGATCATTCAGGTTGAACTCTTTCACGTTGCTTCCTCTTTCTTCAGTTTTACGAAGAACAACTCGTCTTCGTACCACTCGAGCTCTTGCTCGAGACAGTCAGCTTTGCGCAGGATCTCATCGAGAAGCCGCGCAATCTGCATCCATTTGTAGGTGTCCACCTTTGCCTCAAGCAGCAAGGCATCGATCTCGTCAGCGACAATGTGGTGATCAATCTCACGTACATTCAAAATCGTCATGTGTTTCTCCTAGGTAAAAGCCCGCCCCGCTGGGTCTGGTCGAAACCGCACCCGCTTGCAGAAGCGGATCAGCGGGACGGGTGGGGCACACGCCCCGATCAGAATGGGATGTTCTCGTCCACCGCAGGCGGCGGCTCACGCTTGGCCACGCGCGTCATCGAGTCGCGCACACGGCGCTGCATCTCGGGGCTCGCTTGCTGCGGTGCCGATGCCGGCGCCGGCGCGCTGCCTTCCTCGCGGCGCTCAAACTTGTACAGCAGCACGCTGTCGTAGTTCTTGCCGCTGGTATCGGGAACGCCGGCTGGGTTGAACCAGCGCGACAGGAACAGCACCTCGCGGTCCTGCTCGCCACAGAGCACGGCGCCGACGGTCTGGTATCGGCCTTTCGTCGTGCCGTCGGGTGCGGTGTACTCACCGATCTTCACGGCGAGGTCGTGGGTCTTCTTCATAGGTTGTCTTCTGCCTTCGAAAGCACTAGGCGCACATGCGGGTTGTCCTTGTCAATCTCGGTGGCCACGCGCGCGGTCACCACCTCGATGCAACGGTCGTTGATCCTCAGCGCGTCGCACACGCCGTCGATGCCGGCCTTCATGCGCGCGACGAGGTTGTCGCGGTCGTAGCCACGCCTCGAGCTGCGCGTGAAGTAGAGCTGCATGTGCAGCGCAGCCGGGAGGTGCAGGCCTTTGGGCATCTGCTGCAGCGTGACCAGCTTGCACGTGTGGCGGTAGCGCTGCTTGATCTTCGCGGTAGCGGACCAATGCAGCCTCGAGTTCGGGCTCAGCGCGGCCGGCGGCCATGGCAGCTTGAGGTCAATCATGGCGGGGCTCTTCCTCGAGCTCGGCGCCAAGGATCAGGTCTTCCGCAGTGATGTCGAGGCCCTCGACCTGCGCGCGCTGGTAGAGCTCCGCAAGCAGCGGCGCCGGGATCCACCCGGACTTGCGCCACCGGGAGACCGCGGCCGGGTCGCGGCCCAGCAGGCGCGCAAGCGGGCGAACGCCACCGAACGCATGGATAGCCAGCTCTGCGGGGTTCAGATGCATTGCGGCGCATGTTGCCACAACGTCAACGTGGATGCAACATCAATGCTTGCATGGCTTTGTAGTTTTCACCTGTCCGGGCTTGACCTCGTGCGACCCGGCTGTACGGTTCTGCGGGTCGGCGCACTTCGCGCCGGCACAACCAAAGGAGTCACGAATGCAGATCACCAGTCTCAACGTGCATGGCGTCACCGCCATCGAAGTCAAGCGCCGGTCCTACGGCACCGACGCGTTCACGATCGACATCACCCTCATCTGCGGCGACAACCGTCTCACCGTGTACGCGTTCCCCGATTACGCCGCGGGAGCCGACGCATACATCGAGCCTCGCATCGAGGTTCTTCTGAATGGCAACAAGAAGGAGGCCACCAGTGTTTGACCAGCAGACCATCCAGCCCGAAAGCCACCAGCACTGGCTCGAGCTGCGCGCGCAGGACTTGACCTCGACCGAGGTGTCCGCGCTGTTCGGGCTCAGCCCGTACCTCGGAGCCTTCGAGCTCTGGCACCGCAAGGCCAACAAGCAAGTCGTGCGCATCGAGGAGACCGAGCGAATGCGCTGGGGCAACCGTCTAGAAGCCAGCATCGCGCAGGGTGCCGCCGAGGAGCGCGGCTGGACCGTGCAGCCGCACAAGGCGTACGTGCGCCTGCCGGCGCTGCGCATCGGTAGCTCGTTCG